CATATGTCCTTATATCAGATAAGAAAATACAGGTTGTAGAGGACATAGAGCCTTGTCTAAAGGTTGCAATGACTAGTAAGCGTCCTATCTTGATCATATCAGAGATGGAGACCGCTGTAATGAATTTACTTAACGTAAATAAAGCAAGGGGAACTATCCAGGTGAACGTTATATCTCCAGAGGGTGTCGGACTAAATAGGTTTGAGCTATTGGAGGATCTCGCTATGATGACAGGGGCAGTCCTAGTTTCTGATGAAACTGGTAATGACTTCTCTGCTGTAGATGAATCATTCCTTGGGCAGGTTAAGAAATCGGTATCAACTGATAAAGAAACGATAATATCCCTGAAAAATTCTGAAAAAATAGCTGACGCTATTAGTCAAAGAGCAGAGATGGTTCGTAACATATTAAAAAAGAAAGAAGACCAATCTAATGATTGGCATTATAAAGACAGGCTATCCAGACTCTCTGGTGGGATTGCTGCTATACATGTAGGTGCCTTGACTGAAGTGGAGATGAAAGAAAAGAAAGACAGGGTAGAGGATGCGATATTCGCAACTCGAGCTGCACTTGAAGAAGGAATTGTTGCAGGTGGTGGTGTAGCTCTCTATAACGCAGCTATGGATGTACATTCAATGTACTTTAAAGAAAAGGATAAGGAGAGAAAGGAAGCTTGTATTATATTGGCACATGCCTTAACCCAACCAATCAAACAAATTCTAGATAATGCTTCTATGGACTACGATGAGTTTGTGGAGAGACTGGATAAGGTTAGACGTAGAAACTATGGGTATGATGTGAAGAAGAAGAGATTTGGAAATATGTTTTCATTAGGCATCATTGATCCATTGAAGGTTACAAAGAATGCATTGCAGAATGCCATCTCTGTATCAATAACAATCCTGACAACTAACTGTGTAATTTCAAATAAGAGAGCATGAAAGCAATCGGACAGTTTGTTGTTTTAAGAAAACAAGTTGAGGAAGTTAAGAGCAGCAGTGGGCTTATCATGACTGAATACACCGACAAGGATATTCGTTATAAGCTCGCTGAGGTTGTTAGCGCAGGAGAACAGGTCAATGGTCTTGCTAAGGGTGATATGGTTTACTATGACTCAGCAGCAGGATCAGAGATTAGAGTTGAAGGAGAGAAATTAACAGTTATACCAGATAGACAAATAGTAGTTAAACTTTGAGACTATTCGAATTTGAAAATGATAACATAATACTACAGACAGAGCATGATTTCCAAGGTTACGACTTCGTATGGTACGACAATCCTATTGATCATTTTGACCTACACGAAGTACAACACAGAGTTATATCCTTTGATCAACTACGCTACTACGCTGAAGTATTATTTTATCTAAACCCAGACATAGACTTTGGACTGTTCCAAGGGATCTTTCGGCACACAGGAAGCAGAGAGAGTGGTAAGAGTATAAGAACCTACGGTAAGGCTAGGATAGACCAGATGACTGAAGAGGTATATAAGTATGCCAAGCATCCGTACTGTAGGAGAATGCGCAGGGTTATATTTAACCCAGAGGTAATTATCTCTACTGAGGAAAAGATAGCTGTTTCATCTCACGTTGTAAGGAAAGGAATAACCTATACAGAGTTTGATCTTAGGCAGACTATAGAGAAACTATTTGATAGACAGCAAGTTATAACACAAGACAACATTGCTAAAGAAATGATGTGCAGTAGAAGTACTGTAGCAAGATTAATGAACGATATGATAAAACAAATTATAGACAAGAAAAACGAATTAACTAGAAGGGAATCAATGATCACAAGATGCATTGAGTTTATAGATGTTTTATCCGATGCTGGAAGCCCTATGAAGATGCAAGAGCTTAAGAGTATGACTAGTATTAGGGACTACTCTGTAATCAAAGAAGCCCTTAGTCGTTACGAGTCAGGGTTTTAGAGTTCATCTTCTTGATCATATCCTTGTATATCTTATCCATGTAGGACTTACCTTTGAAGATTTCGTTTCTGTAGGGATCCTCTGATATAATCTCTTGGTGTGTCAGCTTCTTGTACATGTGATTACATATCCTCTTTGCCTTTATAGTCAGCTCCCATAAGTTTGATCTTTGTGTTTCTTTACGATCCCTCCATTTTTTAATTAGTCCATCTTTGACCATTTGGGAAAACCTACTCTTATCCCAAGACATTGTTCTTGCAAAGTCATTAAAAACATCTTTGGTAAAAACATTTTCATCGTACAAAAACAAAATCATGTCTAGCTCAGATCCAGAAATCTGGTATTTGTTTTTTATGTAATAACTAACTACTCTGTGGTACTTGAGGAAGGTGAAATCTTTCTCTCTAAACTGATAAACGGGGGTTTTGTTTGGCTTCTTTTTGACGTATAGTCTTTTGTACATATATAGATTCTGATTGAATTACTCGAACAAATCTACAAAATAAAATGTTTATCTTTGCACTATATATAAAGATATGGCGAAGCAGCTAGACAAATCTAAAATGAAGTGTAACTCTCCTAGAAAGAGTCCTAATCCAAATAAGAAAAAGGTTGTTAAAGCCTGCTCTGGAGGACAAGAGAAGATTATACACTATGGTGCGTCTGGATACGGTCATAACTACAGCGATGCTGCACGAAAATCATTTAAGGCACGTCACAAGTGTTCAAGTGCTACAAACAAGCTTACAGCTCGTTATTGGGCTTGTAAAGACTTATGGGCTGGCAAAGGAGGGTCCACTAAATCATCTCCTAAATCAAGACAAGGAAAATATTAAGATATGAAAAAGAAACCTACTTACGGAACAATGGGACCTGGATTAGAAAAAGAATACGCTGGTATTCCTTTTAACAATGCAGCAATTAAAAGAATCATGCTAAACAATCCAACATCAACTACTGGAGCTGCAGGTTCTGTAATAAAAACTAAAAAACCAAAAGTAACTGCATAATGAGTTTTTTAAAAAAACATCAAGGTCTTGGAGATACTGTAGAGGCTATAACAGAGGCTACTGGTATTAAGGCTGTTGTAGAAGCTGGATCTAAAGCATTTAATAAACCTTGCGGATGTCAGGGTAGAAAGAAAACATTAAACGATCTTTTTCCTTATGGCAAAAAGTAAAACAAAAATGAATCGTGGCAACAAGATATGTTCAGCTGGTATTGCTTGGGCTAAGCGTACATTTGACCGTTATCCCAGTGCTTATGCTAATATGGCTGCATCTCGCTGGTGTAAAGACCCTAACTATGCTAAGAAAAACAAATGATTATTTACAAAGTAACAAATAATGTAAATGGGAAAATATATGTTGGACTCACTAAGCAAAAATTAAAGCTGAGGTGGCAGCAACATGTTCGTGGAGCTATTAAAAGACCTGAGGCTTCTTATTTTTTTAGAGCAATAAAAAAGTATGGTCCAGACAGTTTTACTTTAGAGGTTATAGATGAGGCTAAAACTATGAATGAGTTAAGTGAGAAAGAGATTGATTGGATAGAGAAATTAAATTGTTGTGACAGAACAGTTGGATACAACTGCAAAAGCGGAGGTATTAATAACTTTGAAGTTTCAAAAGAAACTAGAGATAAAATATCAAAAGCTCTTAAAGGAAAAGCAAAAAGTGAAGAGCACAAAAAAAAGTGTGGACTAGCTAGAAAAGGAAAACCAAGTTTACACAACAGAAAAAATAAAATCGGATATTTGTATGGTTTTTGGCTTGTCGTATCAAAAAATTATAGAGGAGAAGGAAAAAACCGCAAGGCGTGGTATGAAATAAAAAACATTAATACAAATGAAAAAAGATGGGTTAGAAGTGACTCGTTGAATGATTACAAAAAAAGAAATAAATATAGAAAAAATTATTCCAATTCAATAACGGTATAACTACGCTAAAGGAGCGAAGGGTAAAAAGTAATGGGAGAGCTAAAGAAATGGCGAGATGAAAAGTGGGTTAGAATTTCAACTACTGGCAAAATCATGGGTGAATGCGGCACTAGCAAGGACAAAAAAAATCCAGACAG